CAAACTCATTTTTTTATTAACCGGAGTCCCGCCTGGGTTATCAACCACATGTAGTAAATCTACACTGTTGACATCACCTGCCGCTATCTCTGTTAATGCTGTTATTTTCTTATCTGCCATTTTAATTTTCCTCCTGTAATCCAATTAAATGGGAAACTACTCACGGCATAAACCGTGACCACTTGTTTCATATTTTATTAATAATTAGAACTAGATGTAGAAACGAATCCTACCCCAGCGCTGCTTTCACCACTACTAATGGTGTCGACTTCTGCTGTTACCTTAATGTCGTCAACACTGATGTCAACTAGGGAACCCCTAATTGCAACAACATCTGAACTTGAGGGTACAACGGTGAAGTCTATCGATGTGTCACTGTTTACTGTTGAGGTAAACTTGATGGCATCAATCGAAATTTTTCCACTGGCATAATCTATAGTGCCAGCACTTAGGTCTGCGAAAACTCTTGTACCACTATTGACTGAATATCTTCTGACTACGCCAGAACCATTATCATCAAAGAAGTAAGTATTAACGGTATCGCCAAAGACCTTAAAACCTGTTGAGGTTAAAACCCCACCTGACGCCTTATTATGACCGTCATGTGGATGATAAAAACCATTTCCGAATAGAACATTAAATCCTTCAGAGAAACTTATCTTAACTTGTTTTCTCTTTTGTAATCTAATATTCGTAATGTTCGATAGTATAGATACACTTGTCTCATCGATTGCCTTAGCAAGATTTGAATGTCTGAATATACTGTCGAAGTTGTTTAAATTTGTATTATCAAAAGCAACTATAGAACTTCTTACGAGAGTCTCTAATTCCCCTTTTGATAATGTAGTATCAGCAGGATTGTATTTGAATACAGTAGTCAATAGAATCTTAACTATTTCTGCATCTACAATCACTGGTCTAACAGTCAACATGTTTAATTGATTTAACTTGTTTTGTACTACTGACTTTTCTGAAACTGATAGATAGTCTGAGTTCTGAGGTTTAAGTGTTATGAATACTTTACCATACTCAGGTGGGTCATTATCTTCACCACCCCATACTGCAACTGCATCCGCATTCGGGTAATACTCGTTGACTTTTGCTTTGTAGTCATTCAATGTGACTAGTCTGTTCTGAGATGTATAGAACTTTGTTGCTTTAAATTTGATTGAGTCTATAGATTCTTTCTCTGCACCACCAGACGAATTAGTCAAAGTCGTGATAGTAGCGTTTGCGAATCCATTAATATTATTAATCATACTGAATAGTTTTGCGCCATCGGCATGAATGTCATCTACTGCAATATAAGTTGCGTTAATAACATCACCATCTTTTAGAGATGCACCCAACACACCATCACCGAAGTATACCTCAATGAATCCTTCTTCGTTCTCTTGTGCATAGAATACACGAGATGCACTTACTATAGTTGATACATCTGTTGATAAAGCATACTTAGATACTATACCATTTGAGTTTACAGATATTTCTAATTTGGATTTGTCAACTCTTGCATTAGATAATACAAACTTTGCGTTCTTAATTTGATTATCAAAGACAAATGAATCTGTTATGTATTGTCCTTGAATGATATCTACCGGACTGTATGTAAATATATTACCGTCTCTAGTAGGTACTTTAGATGATGCACAAACATAGTTATATGATACACCATCAAATGATGTAGCGAAGTTGTGTCCTCTAAATAGAGTCATTTCATTTGCAGTAGGTGTAGTTGAGTCTGCGTTTCTAATGTTACTCAGTTTGATTTCTAGTTGAGCAGTCGATGCCCTTTCGGATGCAGGAGTAAACCCTAAGTCCTTTGCACGAGATACTACATTCTTTCTGATTTGTGCTGAGTCTAAAAACATTTCTGAAGCTGCAAGGTTTAAATTTAGACCACCAATGTGTCCTGCATATGCCAACATGTCAATTAGAACTGACATATTAGAACCCTCGAAGTCGTAATCTTTAAATTTCTCTTGACCCTTTAGATATGTTTTGATATTCTCTGCGATAGTATCAAAATCTAAATCGGTTGCGTTTATTTGTGAACTGTTTGTTGCCATTATCGTACCCTACTTACTTTAAAATCTACACTTGATTGTTTTAGACCATTTCTAATGATATAACTTACTCTTACATCTATATTATTAGACTCTGATTCGCTTATATCTACTCTAATATTACCTATTCTTGGTTCTAGTATCGATAAGGTCTTAATTATGTTCTTTTTTATTCTCTTTTTTGCGCCAATACCGTCTAATTCAAACAACATTGCTCTTAAGTTAGCGCCAAAGTTTGGCTTAAATGGTCTCTCATAGTGATTGGTCAACAAAATGTTTCTTACTGACCTCTTAACTGCATCTGAATCCTTCTTAGTTGTTATATCACCTGATATAGGATTCGCACTAAATAGTATGTCTAAGTCTGCATAGATATCCTTATTAGCATTTACCTTAGAGTTAGGTTTTGAGTAGTCATTTAGATTTGCCATATATCTATTTATACATCTCCGTTTGTTAAATTTTCAGTATTGATGCACTTATACTAAAATTAGTACAACATCTTTTCTAAGACCCTTGTTGAACTCATCGGTAGTCAATGCGTTCGCCATCTCAGAGACAAAACTATCGAGTCCATCTTCTGTCTGAAGAGTCTCTCCACTTTCCATAAGAAGGTCATCACTAAAAGTTACTTGACCATCTGATACAGACACCTCTGAAGTAATGTCTTCGCCATCAAGCATTACTTTAAGTGTTCCGACACCAGTAGTTCCGTTAGTACGAGCAAATACTTTCTGTTCTGGTTCTCTAGAAGATGTGAATTCGACACCTAGGTCACTTCCCTTTTCGGGAATATATGTATTGACTTTAGGTGTAGTACCGACTATATCAGCTAAACCTGCAATCGCACCAATCTTCGGTATAGATGGAGGGAAACCAATCAGTTTTAGTAAGTCGCATAGAGTTAAAAACATAAAGTCAAAAATTTTACCTAATCCTATTGCTTTGAAAAACTTCTTGACTATCTTTACCCACTCAAACAATAACTTTTTTTGCCAGTTCTGTTTGAAGTCTTCGAATGCAATTTTAATCTCTACAATCTTATCTTCTATAGAGGTTACAGTTTCGTCTATTTTGCCACCTATAATCTTTGCAATATCAAAACCAAAAATACTAAATTCATTTAATATACTCAGTATCTTATCGTTCACACCCCCAATCTCTTCTAGTAGTTTATCTCTGGCCTTGCCCAATAAATCTGGGTCTTTTAGTTTTTCTACTAACTTATCTCTCTTCTCTTTAAATGATTTTATAGCCGCATCTATTAGAGCAGGAATGTCCATAGTGAATAGACTTATAAGATTTGGTAGACCCAATAAGTCCCAAATTTTATCAAACTTATCTATAAGTTTACTAAAGACTGAGTGTATACCATTAGTTAAGAATTCTTGTATCTTAGTTTTAATGTATTGCCAAGTCATCTTTCCTTTCCACTCGTCACACTTGACACCAAAGTCACCATCAAATCCTCTAATGTTTTCTGGAATCAATGCAAAGAATTTATTAACAATCTGACTCTTCTTCTCGTTCAACTCTTTTAATTTTTTGTTAAACTCTTCTTGGGTNATTACACCCTTTTGTAAATCTTCTTTTAATTCTTTAAGTTTGTNTAAGTGTTCTTTTGTTATTCCTGTTATCTGGTCTTGTAGTTCCTTTTGATATGCTGGGTCAAACAANCTAAGNCAATCTATCGTCAANCCGAAGAGACTTAGATTCAACGATACAGGTATAATTTTTGATATCAGTTCTGCAATCTTAGTTGGTATATAGATATGGAACTCTTGTATAAATTCTGTAATGGCATCTTTTGCTTCTTTCTGCCAATTACGAGTTTGACCTTTCTTCCAATATGGACTCAATATCTCAGATATAGTTTCTATAAACTTCTCTATATCTTCAACAATCCTGTCTATTTCTTCTTGTGCTTTTACAGAAAGTTCATCGCCTAGTATCGCTGCCTCTGCTTTTAACTGACCTGGTATCTTTGCAATATCGTTTATAGCATTGAGTAAATCTTCTCTAGTTGGTAGAGAGAATATGTCATCATTTGGACAAGCGAAAGCACTTGGAACTTTTAATGTAATAGCCATTATGAATTAAGTTTAACTTCTGCACCATTAATTGATACAGTTGCTGAGGCAATTTCGATTTCTTTACCTGAACTTAAAGTCATCTTCTCTTTTGAGTGCATTTTTATGGTCTTCTTAACATCTATCTTTGCATCACCTTCGATATCTACAGTTGCATCACCAAGAACTTTTATGTTTACTTTACCACCAACATAGAGTTCGTTATCTTTACATATAACTGTATAGTTATCATTGACTACTCTATGAATTTGATTTCCTTCTGCATCTATCTCATAGAAAGTTCCTGTTCTATGTTCTATTGATATTCTTTCGTTGCCTCTAGTATCATCTAACTCTACTATGTGGCCTGATTCTGTATAGAGTGCCTTGTTGTAGGGATACAAAGGTGTTGCATTTGATTTCGCACCAGTGACTCCTTTCTCTTCTCTGGTTGGAGGATCCTTTTCTGGGTTGGCCGCAGGTTTAAGATAACCGATTTTAGTAAGCTTACCTGTAATGAGTTCACTCAAATCTCTTGAACTATAATCTGCATCAGCTGTTGCAAATACATTTATATCTGTTGAATTTACTTTATCGAACAGGGGATAGTAAGGTATTGATTTTTCCACATCTGTCGATTCTGTTCTAACTGAACCTGAACCATCGTATGTAATACCTGCATCTAAAAGTAATTGTGGGGCTGTATCTAATGATGATGAAAGTGCATTTGGTCGTGGGTTGCCTGGTGGATTTACACCGTCAGCCGTACCATCATATGCTAATGCATTTCTTCTTCTAGGGTCGTTAAAACCTAAGTCGACACTTCGATACAATCCCTCATTGGTCGAAGTCTCTCTATAGAAATTTTGAGAGATGCCTTGATGCACACCCATGACAACAAAGTCTTGCATTTCTAAATCTCTAAAGAAACCAAATACAGTAGTTCCCTCTACAAGAGAATGTTGTATACCAAATCCACCAAGACCAGCATTTGTTGTTGGTGTAATAACATGCGACCAAGGTAAATCTGGCGAAGCGATTTTATTCTTATCATCTGTATGATGAAAATGAATACGAACTCTGACTCGACCAATTTTTAATGGATCGTTTCTATCTTCTACTATGCCGTAACAATATTTTAACATGTTATCTCAGCCCCCGAAACACTTTTTCCAGGTGTATGGGTTTTTATATCTGCACCATGACTGTCTTTGACTGCATGTAATAATAAGCTTCCTCTATTTTTTAATGGGTCTATACTAGTGGTTATCTTGGCAATGAGATATCTATTATCCATTAACTCATCTCCTTTACTATCCTCGTCTTTTATTTCTGCTGTGGGTAAATTCAATTTCACCATATTTCCTACTGACATGTCACTTCTAAAGGGTATACTGACACTAACTGAATTTTGTTCCAGTATAGATAACAATGCATTTCTTTCTAGTATTCCTGTATCTCTAAATTCTTGTCCCTTTGTTTGTTGTATGTTTTTATCACCTGTAGCATCAATTAATTTAGCTTCATCTGAATAACAATTTGTCATATTAATCTTGTTCACAACAAAACTATCATATGTAATTTCGGGTGATAGGTCTACATGGGCCTCGCCAATCTCCGGACTAGCTTGAGCACTTATCATATCATCAGCTGCATAATCAACTTGTGGTTGACCTGTTCTTATGATTGGAAACTTTGATGTGTGTCCGTCATCATTACCTCGAGCAAAAACCTCTGTTATAGAATATACATTTTCTTCTTCTACTTTTCTAACAGGGTCATAAGTTATAAGTTTAGCTGCATATGCTCCAGTGGTTGTACCTATCATTGTATTGAATTTCTGGTCTCTCTTGTATCCTAGTATTTGAGAGTTTAAGCCAACACCTGGTGCATTCAAATCCACATCTTCACTGTTGGAACTGTTTCTAGCCATAGTATCAAATGATACCGGAAATTCTCTTCTGGTCATACTGTCAAATGAATCAAATCTAAATCCACCATTCAATGTTTGATAAAAAAACATACTATTCTGCCAAGTAGTTGTTGATGATTCGGGATTAGAATTATCAACAATAAAATCTATAAATCTGTTTATGTTCCAACCAGGAACAATCATCTGGTGATGTCCTGGAGTACTTTTATCCCACTTATCAATAACTAAAGGATCCTTAGAGTCTTTAAAACCTGCATTCTCGTATAATACCTTTAGTAACATATCTGAGTATGACCCACGAAGACATTGATTAATTTTGGTATTTTGACAAGTGAACCATTTGGGGTCGGTAAAATGTATTACATAAGCCTTAGTGGTATCATTAATAGTCTCCATATCTGTAATACTATATATTCTGAATGTTTTATCGATTGAGAATTGTGGTAGAGAGAGTTCCTCGTCTACGCCCTCTCTTTGTCTTACTTTGATTGTGAGTGATTCTTGGCCCATTAATTTATAAATGTTATCAATCTCTAATCCATCAATAACAGATATACGACCAGATAGAAACGGCGTGTTTATTGCTTCAAATATAGTTATGTTTGTTGTTAAATTTAATATGTCTACAGATTCTTTTTCGGGATTTACTATAGATATAGAATCAACAACAAGTTCGCCTTGTTGATAATTATTACTCATGATGTCATTACTTTTTCAAATCTTCTCACAATCGTGCCTATAACGGCCGGCGATATGATTTTTATATGTCTCTTTGTTTCGTTGTCTTCAAATTCTTGATTGTAAATTGTAGTGGATGTATATCCAACAGCTGATGTATTTCTCTTTAGACCATCAGCGTTACTATAATACTGTACACCGTCTCTATGATTGATAACGGTTGTTGGTGTGAATGAGTTTGTTGATACTTTACCTGTTATGGTTTCATTTGCAACAAAACTTCCAGTAACATTTTCAATTGCAATTCTAAATTTTTCTGGTTCAACAGTTATGATTCTTCCTTCTGCTGATGCACTTGTGACTTTTTCGCCCAATAGAAACTTATGGGATGTATCTGAAATGAATGATTTAGCAGATACTATATCAGTAGTCGCATCGCCTATAGCATATTGTCCTGGATACTTTTTATTAATGTAGTTCTCAAATGTATTAACATCTTTATGCCAGTCGTAGTAGTTTTCTATATCATTGACTAGAAAGAATGTCCAGTGTAGATTACTATTACCATATATTTTGGATGCAAGTGTATCTGGTCTTTCGCCTTCAACTAATGAATACAATTGAGGTTCAATCAATGCATTTACTGATTCTTGTTCTATCTTAGATTTTCGAAAAAAATCTTTGATGAATATGATTTCACCGCTATCAAGTTGATATTGTATTTCGGGAAAATTATTAAAAAATTTATCTGCCATTAGCCACCTCCATCAGTATCTATTTGGTTATCGCCTTGAGGATAAGGTTTGATATTGGTTGGTGGCTGATATCCTTGGCCCTGGAATTTCTCAGGCAGAGCTCCTCTAACTAAATTGCCGAGTGCATTTTCACTGTCTAGGTATTCACCCTTTGAAGCATTATCAAACATACTGCCTTGTGTTGCCACTTTGGAATTAGGGTCTCTGACTTTTTCATAATTGCCAAGAGTCATAGTTTTGATTTCTAAGAAGTTAAGTGTTAATTGAATATGAACTGGTTGACCATCTGCAAAAGTTGAAAACTTTTGGCCACCAGTGTAATCTACTTGTGCATTTGTACAAACTGCCGGTAAAAAACCGTCAACTTTGTTGCCCATTTTACCGTAAAAACTTATTTCAAAAACATTGGGATAGTTAAAGTAACTTGAATTTGTATCTCCGTCTTTTCCAGTTTCTTTGCCACTTCCCAATCCATTAATCTTACTGAATCTTTCTTTAATACTATCTTCATCTGTTAAACCATCATATGCGGCGAAATCAAAACTTTCATTATATGCATCTGGTAACATAGAACTTCTAAATGTGTATATTATTTTATTAACCTCTTCTGCTTCTTTTGCGGATTTTGGCCAAAAATCAAATGTAAAATCCCAAGACCTAAAAGGTATACCGTCTAACATCTGTTCTTGCAAAGGATTGGCTGCACGACCAAATTTCAAATTTCTTAATCCGCCAGTAGCGAGATTAGCTGCATTCTGTAAAAACTTTGTTCCCATTTTTTTGACTACCTCGCCATTCTCTTTAGAGAATATATCACCAGCAGATTTAGCACTAACTAGATTATCCATTAAGTTCATAGCACCTCTTGTAAATGTACTACTTCCCTCATTTCTATACTGTACTGCGGCCTGCGATATGACTGCATCCGGAACATATAATGCTACACTTCTCCAAGCATGTACCGGATGGCCAGTAAATCCACCTCTCGTTCTTCTTGGTCTTATTTTGAATAATAGATAGTTGTCTAAAGTTTCATGATAAGGATAAACTAGTTGTTGTATTTTCGCAGCTGGATCCTTTGTTGCTATAGTTTTGGCACTATTCTGAGAACTATCAATAGAGTCTGTCAAGGCCTTTCGCCGTGCTTCGATATATTTTTCAGCCTCTTCTTGTGCAAGACCCAATGAATCTATAGTTGTTTCGTAGTTTATTGATTGAATTTTACTAGCGATTCCCTTAATGCTGTTAACCGCACTCTTAGCTTTGTTGAACTTGTTCAGGAGTTTGTCGATATAT